CAAAGGCACCAAGCGCCCCTCGGATGGCCCCCAGGGCCCGCCTGAGCAAGGGAACGGCTCTCTGGGGTTTTGCGTCATTCATCGTCAAGTCCCTTGGAGAAGGTCGGCGTGTGGCACCGGGGACGCCGCCGCGGTGGTGCAAGAGCCCCCCGGATCTCGGCCCGCACCCGGAGCATTTCTTCCAGGGTTCGGTACTCGACCTCCCTGTCTGCGTACCGCACGCGCCGTGCCCCCGAGGCGATGGCCCGCTCGAGCGCGGCGAGGTCTTCAGGCGACCACGTCATCGTTTCCCTCCACCCATTTGATGCGAGGCCGGCGCATGGGTTTCGGTGCCACGCCCACCCGCAGCTCTTGTTCCATTTGGGTCCATTTCGTCTCCTGAAAGCGGTCGATGCCAAGGTGCGCGGCTGCGGCCCGTGCGTACACCCAGGTGTCGAGGGCCTCGTTGCGGTCGCGCATGAGGCGCCAGTAACGCACCGGGGCCCCTGTTCTCTTCGCCTTCTCCGTGACGAGGGCCTCGGCTGTGAGCTGGCGGAAGAACTCCGAATCGTACTCGGGGAAATGGCAGTACCCGGAAGGAAACACCTGCCCTTTCTCGGTGGGGCGAGGAAGACGGAGGCACCCGTAGAGCTCGCCCTTGAGGTGCGACACACCCACGCGCCAGGCTTGCAGGGTGCGACGGAACGTCCGCTTCCCCTTGGTCACAACCACATCAAGGGCCTTGGGACTTGAAATGGGAACCTCCAAGTTCACAACGCCCTTGATGGCGATGACTCGCTCCGCGTTGCACCCGCGCACGAATTCGTAAACGCGCGAGGTCTTGTAACCAGAGTCGATGGCTGCGCGGGCAATCGGGAGGGTGGCACCAGAGGCGTGTGGAAACGCTTTTCCAAGGTACTCCCTGAGCGCCTCCCAGACTTCGGCTTGCTCGGTGTCGCCAGGGAACACACGGTAATCCACGGACCAACTCTCGCGCCCGCGGCCCCAGCCAATGACCTGGGCCTCGATGCGGTCGGCTTGGATGTCCACGCCTGCCGTGAGGAAAAGAGCCCCCAAGGGGACCGTGCCCATGGGAAATGACTCACGCCTGTCGAAGAGCCGCTCCCACTCGGGGGCCTCGCCGGGATCTGTGTAAGGCTCGCCCATGGCCGTGTTCCACCACGCGCGGAGCATGTGAGGATTCTCCCTGGCGGCAAGGTAGTCCTCCACGGTTTCCGACCACTTCCGGAAAGTCGAGTAGAGTTCCGAGATGTGAAAGCCAGCCTTGCCGTTGCACGGAGCCGTCGCTTTCCATTGCCCGTTCTTTATCATCCCATTCTTCCTCGACTCGGGGATGAGCACGCCACAATTCTCACACTCGTAATGCACGACTTTGGGATTCTTCTCGTCGTACCGGATGCGTTGCCAGACAAGCCGCTGCGCGTGGCCGCAGTCGGGACAGGGAACGAGAAAGTACCGCTGGTCTGTTTCCTTGAAAGCGGTCTGGATGCGGCTTGCGCCATCCACGGTAGGTGTGCTCACGACGATAATGCGCCGGTTGCGGAACGTGGCCGTTCGTTTGGCGGCAAGCGAGAGGGGATCGCCTTCGGCCCCGGCACTGGCGGGATACCTGTCCACCTCGTCGGCAAGCACGATGCGAATGGGGCGAGAGGCAAGGGAAGCGGGGGAATTCGCACCCGCGAGCGTGATGTGCCCTCCGGCGTATTTCTTGTGAAGAAGCGTGTTGCCGCTGTCGCGCGAGCGAGGGTCCGAGACCTTCGCTGACAGTTCCGGTGTGGAGGCGATCATGGGCGCGATGCGGTCCTTGGAGAAGGCTTCCGCGAGTTCCAGGGTCGGCTGGAGCATGAGGATGGGCGCAGGCTCCAGATGCATGAAACGCGCGAGGATGTTGAGGAGCACCTCGGATTTCCCCACCTGCGCACTGGTCATGAACACGACCATGTGAATGCCTACCTCATGGAGGGCATCCATCATGCCGCGTTGGTACTCGGCGCGGGAGGTGTGCCACCGTCCCACCTCGGCGGAAGCCTCCGAGCCCAGGCGCCGAAAGGTGTCCGCCCACTCGGAGGTCCGGAGCCTTGGCGGCGGCGCGAAGGAACGCGTGGAGCTTCTCAAAAGGCGCAGGGTGGCACCCTTAAATTCCGTCCGTGGAGGTGTCATCCTCGTCCCCCTCATCCTGCCCGCTTGCCTCTACTTCCTCGCAGCGTTGGAGGATCTCCTTGGGATCGAAGTTCGCAATTTCTTCGAGGGCCTCTTCAATGCGCGTCTGGAGCACCAGTTCCACCCGGTTGGGGTCGTCCATGGCAGAAAGTTCCAGGGCGACGTTTCCAGGCACGCAGAGGAGCTTGGACTTTGCCGCGTGGATGAGTTCGAGGATGGCACGCATCGTCTGGTCGAAAGGGACGAGCTTTCCCTTCTTGATGGCGAGATCAATCTCCATGGTTTCGCGGCGGCACTTCTCCGACAAGGCTCTCTCTCGTTGGAAGTCGATCGTAGCCTCGTCTGGCGCATAGATGGCCTCCAGCGCCTCTGCCGTTGTGTATACCGTTCCCCGAAGAGTCTTATGTTTAGTTACTTTTTCGCAGCGGTTGCGAATGGTCGGTGAGGATTTTCCTGTTAATTTCGCAAGGTCACCTACAGTTGCATAATGCTCGTTTTCTAGGCTCACCTTCCGTTGTCCTTGTGCCATGCTGTGTTCCCTTTTTGGAGAAGAAAAAAGTTGAAAAACTCTCTGGCGCTAGGAGAATCCGGCGCCGCGCGCCCGGCGCACTCCCCCGGGGGGTCAGGAAGGACCCGCGGCCCCCCGCGGTGGGAGGACAGAGCCGAGGAGGGCGCCCGCCGAAACAGGCCCGCCAGGGCGCCTAAGAGGCGCAGGAAGGGCCGGACGTTCCCCAAGCCGACCCTTGAGAGCCCTCTCCCTCAAGCCAAGCGCGGAGCGCCTCCATTGCGCTCGGTACGTGGCGAGCTGCTCGTAGGTCTCCACCTGACGGCACACCACGGCCCACCCTCCGCACTGCTCCACCACACCACGGCCCAGCCAAGCTCCCCAATGCGTTCCCGCGCCCTCTCCGTGTTGGTGTACCCGTCACGCTCGATGGCAGCGGCGATGCGATCGGCAACCTCCGCCGCTTCGGCTTCCGCCGACACCGGAGCGTCCGCAGTGGTGCCCCCGGGGCGGACGAGCTCCACGAGTTCGGCGATGGAGGGAAAGACCTTCCCCCGCATCAACCAACTTTTGATGGCCCGCAGCGCGTCTTTCTCGCCCACGGCAGCGGTGAGCCCCTCGGCGAAGAAGAGGATGGCGCCCTCATCGAGGGTGCGGTTGTAGAGCTGGGAAGCCATGAGGACATGGCGAGCCACTTCGAGGCTCATGGGCTTTTCTCCTTGGCCGCATAGAGCGCCTCGAGGGCGCTCAAAGTGTTGCTCGTGGTCTGGCGGCGTTCGACCTGCTGCGCGGTGCCGGTGGTGATTTGCCGGCCCGTGGTCCACTGCACATGCAGGGCCTCCGCATCGAAAACACACATGCGTAAGGAATGAGCGCCTTCCACGTAGCGTCTTGCGTTGTGCCCAACGAAAAATACGGCTACGGCAGGCGCGTCGTCTCCAAGGCGTGTCGCGAGCTGGGCGCAGAGGGAATTCACCATCGCGTTCCGCACAGGCTCGCGCCCGTAACGCCCCCGGAAGGCGGTGGCGTAGGCGTTCCAGATTGCGGTGCCCTTGGAGGGCTCGGCGGGAGCCTTTGGAGCCCTGGATGCCCGCCGTGCGCGAGGCGCCGTCTCTTCTTCGTGTTGAGTAGGCTTGGCGCCAATTTGGCGTTCAGTTGGGAGAGAAGGACATGTCTCCTGAGTGGCGAAAAGTTGTTCTTCTCTCTCTTCTACACGCCAATTTGGCGCACAGGTGAACGCCAAATTGGCGCATTCAACGGCCCGTTGCACCTCTCCGATTCCCTTGGGTTGTCCAGGCAATACGAGGCGCAGGCGCAGATCGGGACGCAAAGGGTTCGCCCTCTCGGCCAAGAGGACGCCCGCGGCGCGGAGCGTGCCCAGGTGGCGCTGGA